GCGTATGTGGGTGCATCACAGCTAAATCTACTGCTGTTTATCCAATAATATTTAATAGGAGTTACCCCAAAAGTAGTTAAAGTTTTCTTAGTAATTAAATATTTCTCCCAATATACCTTATCCTCTAGAGACCACGGCCGTGTTTTCTTCTTAATTATAGTTACTTTCTTAGCTACAGGTCTCTTGTTTGTAACACTACCCATGTATCCCATAGTAAATGAGGTACTAGCTTCGTGAGACGTAAGTCCTAAGTTAAAGTCTGTATCTATAATAGTTAAAGCTTCTACGAATGTGCAAGAATATTTATGTTTAACATAATTAAAGCAGTCAAAAGTGTGTTCAGTAAATGCGAAATCTTTATACAATAGCCTTCCCCTCCAAACAGTTATGCATGAACTAGGGCTTTTATCGTCCCTTAGTGTGCTGCAAAACTTTTCGTCGCACTCTAAAAAGAGTGGGCAATAGTATCTAAAAATATCGTACTCGCTGATCTTGGAAAGGATCACCCCCGTATGGAGGTGATCTTCACTTTTTCTACTTTTAATCATAGGTTATACCCAAGTATCGTCCTCAGTAACAGTGTCAGTGTCTGGAGTAACTACAGCCAATTGCGGTGAGAATTCTCCCCACTTAAGATCTGTAGCAAACTCTGCATTGAACGTACCATAGTCATCATTAAGAGACTTAATAAAGAAGTCATCTCTCTGAGGCTTAACTCTACCAAAGGTCTTAAGGTATACAGATTGGTATTTACCATCCTTAACTCCTACAAGTAATCTTACTTGATTACCTTCTAGCATTTTAACTAAAGCTTTAAGCTCAGTTGTGTCTCCTTTAACTATCTTACTCATAGTCTCAAAAGATACTTCGTCACCATATGCTACGTTAGCCCATGCCTTAACAAAGTTGATTAATGTTTCTTCTCCGGTGTAAGCTTTACGAGAAGTCTCTGGGTTTTTCCACCAGTCATATGTAGGTGTTCCTTCTGACCAAGTTGACTGCCCTGTAGCATTCATCCATTGATTCTTACCTGATTGAGATACTCTCTCCTTGTTCTGCATAAGAATTTCCATACGTGTAGTAAGGTTCTCATTCTTAATCCAGAACGTTAGCTTGAAGTATTCCTCTCCACTGAATTCTACATAATAGTTAGGCTCAGTCTTAACCTTGATGTCCATTGCATGTAGTTCCTCCATTGTAGGATTAACTGCCATAACATTGAAATTACTAAGTCCAGAGTATAATGTTACTCCACCACCTGATACTTGTTGCTCGCTTGAATTGCTTTTAATAGCCATTTTGTTGCTTATTTAAAATTAAATTTTTAGTTTACTCTTCGTCAAATCCGTCAGAAAATGTATCTTCTTTTTGCTCAGCTTCCATAGCTGTTTCAAATTGATCACGATCCTCTGCCTCTTGCTCTAGGTGAGCATCAGTAGTAACCTCTTCAATAGACTCTACTAAGTCTGTTTGAGTAGTAGTTACAGCTTCAGTAGGTGTATCATCTACAAAGTTAAAAGACATTCTACGTTTTCTTGACGCTTTCTTTCCTTTCAATACAGGGTGCTTGAACATCTCTGTCAATTCCCATCCTTCTAGGTTGTACTTTTCTTTGATTCCTGGACGGTCGATTCCGTTCTCTAAATCTAATAAGATCATAGAGGTTGTAATAGTCGTAGGTGTTTCCATCTTTGTTGTGTTTTCTGTAGTTTCTGTTACAGCGTTTGGTGTTCTAGCTTCAATCATCACTCGTATTTTAATCAATGAATATTTCTGACCATTCTATAGGGATAGTCTTACCTTTTAAGTGTTCGCATCTAGAGCCTGCAGTTATATCATCTAAAGAGTTGAAACTAATCATAGTTGTTTCGTCTTCTCTGAATATGTATCCCACTGCATCTGCATTTGCACATGTAATCTGTTTAAGCTTACCTGTTAAATCTAAATCCTTAACAATCACTTCCTTACCCTTCTTGTCAAGTACCTTATCTTTAAGGTGTCCGACGAGTATGATGTGATCAGCAAGCATTGCTATCTTGTCTATCCATTTCTTATACGCTATACGTAGGTATAAGTATCCACCACCGTTAGGTAATGATAGTATAGACATTCCAGGGTTTTTCTCTTCGAAGTTCTTACCCATAGGAGTTGTCATATACAACTTCTTGGCATCCTCTTCGCACCACTCTTCAAGCTTTGATACTGTATCAATAGCTATGTATTTGTATGGCCTACCTGCTTTCATTATAGCTTTACCTATCTCTGCAAGTTCTTTAAGATTCGATGCCTTAACTTTTAAAGCATCTACCATATCAGAACCGTCTTCAAGGTCTATAATAAGGCAGTTATCTAAAGCAGTCAATGCTGTGGTCTTCCCCACCTTTGGGGCCCCATAAATCACCATATTCTTAGGTGATTTCCTAGCAGCTTTTACTTTCTCTGTTGGTAGTATCATTTATTTTCTCTCTTTAATTGTGAATGTACTCATGTCAGCCTCAAAGCCTATCATTCCAAGCATACCATCTCTGTTCTTCTCTAAATGCACTGCTAGCAAACCCTTAGGGTCTTCGTCGCAGTACTTCTCCGTGATATTATACAGATCATAAGGTCTGTTAAGAATCATAACAACGTGTGCATCTTGCCCTATACTATCTCCACCAAACAAATCCGTTAAGAGTGGTTGGTATTGATTTTTAGCTCTATGCTCTTGTTCTATGTTTCTATTCAGTTGGGATAGTAAGATATTTATAACACCAAACTCAGACTGCATTAACATACATCCTTTTGATATGGTATTAAGCTTCTTAAGTTCCGTCTCCTCATTACCTCTAATCAATCTAGAGTGGTCAAACAGGTTGATTACTACAGAATTGGGGTCACTTTCATGCAATGATTCATTAGTTTGCATAATGTATTCCATTGTTCTAGGTATATTGTTAAAGTATATCTCATACTTACTATACTTTTGAACCTTAGATGCATATGTTCTAAAGTCAACATCAGATAAGGGAGAGTCTATAGATAATAAGTCACCTATCTCTTTCCTTACATCTTTAGATGCTGAACGCATTACTTGCTGATACCCAGGCATTTCAAATGTCCAGTACAATACCTTAACATTTTTCAGTTGGTTAGTATCTAACACATCAAAGATAAGTTGATTACTAAAAGCAGACTTACCTACTCCAGGTCTACCTGCTACTACATAGAGCTTACTTCTTTGTAATCCTCCTAGCAAGTTTCTGTTTAGCCTTGGCCACGCCGTGGGAAAGACCTCTCTATTACCTAGCTTTGCTTCCTTTACAATAGCTATTGACTGATTAACAGCCCTATCTATTCTTTGGAAACCCCTAGCTTTGAAAATATCAGAGTCTTCTAACGGTTCTTTCTGCGGATTCTTTTCCATTTTCTTCTACGTCTACATACTTTTCCCAAGTATGATTATTAAGCCAAACCTCCAAGTTTTGTAGGTATCCTAAATTGTCCCTTTCTATACGTAGTTGCACATCTAGCAACTTCATTATACGGTCGTGGACAAACTTTTTACTGCCTACAATCCTCTTATACCTATCTCTAGCTTTCTTATTAGCTTTAGATTTAGGGTCAGAGGCGTGTAGTACTCGCACACCTGTGGCAGTTCTCACCTTCATCGGGTATGCAAGTAGTAAAGAGTTAAACATTTGGTCAAAGTCACTTGAGAATAAATCTATAAACTTTTGTCGTATCACAGATTCTTCGTGTGATGATCCTAATTTTATCAATCCCTTTTCTTCAAGGGCTATCCAATTAGGAGACAAGTTTAGAGAACGTAGGGTTTTAAAGCCTTTCCTGTAAATAGCATACAGAGCTAGGTAGTCGTCGGCGCTTATTTCATTAGCTGTCAACAACTCTATGTCTATCTCAATCTGCATATCTTTCTATTTCTCGTGCCATATGATGTTTTTTAAGTCTTTTACACTACTCTCTAGCCATCTTTCTTCTTGACTATCTTTTACATATAGGATATAGATTTTACCAATCTTTCCCTCTTGAAATCTAATAAGCCTACCTACCCTCTGAACCATGGATAAGGACTTACTAGTTAAACCACAGATTACTCCTATACCTGCATCAGGTACATCAAATCCTTGGTTTAGCGCTTTTGTACTGCACAATACTGTCTTAGTACCGTCTTTAAAATCTGAGATAGCTAAGTCTCTCTGTTTCTTAGACTTCTTACTGTGATAAACTGTAGAGTTTGGAGCTGTGGCTTCCGCTAACGTATCCGTAAATGCGTTAGCCCCTGAAAATACTAGTACTTTGTCTCCTTTAGCATTTTTTACCACCTTCTTTAAGGCTGTAACTTTAGCTTTAGCAAAGTCTACTATCTTCTTTCTCTTTCTTATACAGTTGTAGAATTGTGCAGCAGCATGTTTCATATAAGGTGGTGATGAAGAACTTGCCAGCGCTCTCCTAGCTTCGTTGAATGCGTCGTCGCCCAACTCGTACTTCCACTTTATAAACATGTTGTTAATCTCAATGTAATCTTTCCTCTCCTTCTTGTATAATGATACAGGAATACAGTGTATCTCATACGGAGAAACTAGACCTAAAGATACGCATTGATCTAGACTTATCCTATAATTTGTAGGTGCAAGTTCTTGAAGCTTAACAGCATACTCTAATTCTTCAGGCACAGTAGCCGTCATACAGAGTAGTTTCTTATAGCTGTTATTTTCAAAGAATTTACGATACTTAGGAGATAAACCTAGGTGAACCTCATCACATACTACTATGTCATAGCTCTTACCTTTTAACTTATACGCAGATTGGTAGCATACAAACTCTAACTGAGGTAAACAACTATCTTTACCCCACTTACTGAATTCTGCAGCGAACTGATCTTTCAATTGTGTTGTAGGTACTAGCACTATTCCTCTAGCATCTGCAGATTTACGAAGTACATGTGCAGCAGCTAATACTCCACATCTTGACTTACCAAAACCGGTACCTGCTATTATACTTCCTATAAATCCTGCGTTAGCCCAAGCATTCAATGCTTTCTTTTGTTCACGGTCTTTTACCTCAATTAACTTTGTTACACTGTTTTCCATAAGTTCACGGTTCTTGCTGTTTCCTTGTCAAAGTAGTCACCTGCGTATACTACTAGTCCTTTCTCTCTAAGTTCTTTAACTCTTCCAGTTACTCGATTAATATCCCAGTCTACATATCTAGCAATCATACGATTGGTACTAGGGCCTAGATGTTGTATAACTTGGAGTACTTCTGCTTGACGCACAGAGAGTATGTCTTTTAAGTCTCTGTACGAGGTAATTGATTTATCGTTCATAATCTTTTAGTATAAATGGTTAAGTACACATTGGTACACAAAGTCTTGATCGTTGTTGATCTCCTCTAACTGTGCCTCAGTGCATTCCTTACCGTATAATACAGCAGAAGATATATATGCTTCACAGAAGTCTGGATAATCTTTAGTATCAATCCCATCGACCTCTACATCATCTAAATCCTTTACAAGGATAGGGTAGTCAGAGGGAGAGTCATTGGAGTTTGCAGGATGATTTGATAAGTCATCCCACCAATCTTTACTCATTTTTAGTTAGTTTAAATTTCTTTTTCTTCTTTTTAACGCCTCTAAACTTATCTTTATGCGGTGCTTTACTCTTAGTAACCTTTGGACTACTCTTAAATTCTTCCCTCTCTTGCTTGACTCTGAGATTAGTCTTGTTATTATTCCTTTCATTTCTCCTTTCTCTTAAAATGATTAACATTCCTGCGATTAATGCCGCTATCGCCGTAGTTACTACTGCGATTACTAGTATTGATAATGCCATTCTTTAAATTTTACCGCTGACTGTACCGCCAGGCTTCTTAATAATACCTCCTAAACCTTTATTCTCTCGAATGCTAGTCATATAGGTCTTGCAACACATAGCTTCAGGAGAAACTACTTTCCCCTCTTCTACTTTCATTGTATGTTTCGCCAGTTCTAACTTGGCTCCACATATTTTACACTCAAACTTTGCCATCTTTCTTAACTATTTTAATTTTTATCTCAGTCAAGCTGCAGTCTTCTATAAGCATGCTAAAGTGAGTCATAACTTCAAGTATAGACTCATCTCTGAACTTGATTGAGGCAGGTTGTCCGTTAGCTTTTCTGTCGTTTGTGTCTGTCAGTGTTCCTTGATACATAATGATTTCTTAATATTTAGTTAACGTTCAGTGTAAAGAGTTTACCTACATTTACCTTATGAAAAAAGAATCAAAGATAATATATTTACTGTTAATGGCTATAGTGTATACTTTAGCTATACTTTAAAGGCCATTTCGTTTGTTTACGGATCTATCGTACAATACTAGTAGTATTGCGAAGACTCCTAAACCTATGAGGAATGCTTTTTCTGTCATCTTAGTTTCTTTAGTGATTCTATTAAACTGTCTATGTTGGCACTTTTATCATGTGCCATCAGTAAGTCGAATATACCATCAGTATCGTCTACCTTAGCATCTTCATTTACAATACGAGAGTATCTCTCACCCATAAGAATATCTAATTTATCCTCTGCTGAATCTACTCGCATACTCTCAAGCTGTATCAATTGATACATAGCATCTCTTGTTTTGCCCATATCTGTAAGCGTCTCAGCTATCTGAGTTAGCGCATCAAGGGTCTTGTCATTAAAGTCTTTTTGTGTCATTTTACTTGTCTTTAGGTATTAATTTTTCTCTTTCCCAGTGGTATTCACACGTGGGACTTCCGTCTACCTCTTTGAATGGCGGGTTACCAAAATATGACTGCATATATTCGCTAGGATCTGCAGTAAATCTGTAGCATGTTTCCTTTAACGGGCACATACCACCTTCACACATAGAAATGTCCGGCATATCATTTGTATTTAGTTAATAAATAATGTATCTCTAACTCAGCCCAATCGAAACACTCGTGTGGTGTCTTGAATTGTTTAGAAGATTCAGTAACCCAGTTACCTGTCTTCTTACCTCGCTTGTATACTCCGCATATCCAACCTGAACCTGCGTTAGCTAGAGGGCTTACTTGTACCCAATACCCTAACTCTAGGTAGTGGTCTATATCTCTTTCGTCCATCTTAGTCTTCTTTAGTTTTGTTTAACCTCTTACGATTCTTATACAGCCTATTACCTTTACAATAAGGACAAGTACCACCATTACGGCAAGACTTATCAAAGGCTTTACTCTTGGTGTATGCTTTCCTTCTTGTATGGCTCATCTTAGTCTTGTTTTAGTTCGTTAGGGATTTCCATCCATCTAATTATTTCTCCTTTTAATGTAGTTTCCCACATATCTAACCATTCTGTACTTGTGTAATAGCACAACTTGATGTAGCCGTGTTTTAGTTGTTTAAAAATAGTATCGCCAAATAAAACACCCAAGTTGCCAATATTGAAGCTACGCACCATTCAAACAAGTTATTTTTCTTCTTCATCTTAGTCTTGTTTTAGTTAGTCCATGGTGAGGACAATCCCCATCGTCCCCACGCTGACTTTTAAATCCATTTCAAGATTCCTTTAGCAACACTCACGCAGTCACCTCTCGTAATAGTCAAGGATGATGGAATCGAACCACCTTACTACTAACTGCATCTATGTATAGCCTTGTTCAGAACTTCGTGGGCATCAATAGCAGAGCCTTTTATGTAGTACCTCCTCGATAGAGGCTCACAGCTCCAACTGCAACAATCCTTGTAATAGTCGAAGGGGTAGGACTCGAACCTACGCACCAAGGCTCTAACCAACTGAGCTACCCTCCCGTGGAAGCTGAATCCTATTCATTCAAGATACTACTCCACAACCACCAATGGTTAAAGTTTTTGCCCATTCATAGTAGCACCTTGTGTCCTATAATGTGGGCCCTTTCTATCTATTCCTGTTGAAGATTTAACAGGTTCATGCCCCATTACTAACTCGTAAGCGCATTTGTATACAGCTTTCTTCTTCTTCAGAGCCTCTCTTCTCTGTGTTCTAGCCTCTAATCGTACATCTTTATACTCTTTCCGTATAATTCTCTTGTGTATTAATCTCTCTTTGTCCATAATGGTTTTAATAAGTATTTCCTTTACTTTATGTGTGCCCCGCCTAGATGAATTATTCACTCAAAGAGAATAAGGACGGGGACTTGTGGTGCAGCATTCAAGTAGCTTGCTCACTTTTGTATTCTTTAGTTGACTTACTGGTCAAGAAATCAAACTTTTCTTGGTCAGTTGCTGCAACGAATTTATAATCCACTTCAGAGAAGGTTGATTCAAACATATGTATCATCCTCGCCTTTTGAGCGTAAGTAGGTCTTGATACATCTTCTACACCTGCAATCATTTTCTTAACTGCAAGCTTTATGTAGTCCATCTCTCTTAGTTTCATTTGAAACTCAAGGAAGCATAGTATTGTGTTAAAGTCAGTCTTCTTCTCTTGTGGTAACTCGTTCATAAATAAAAACATACGAGTAATGAATTCCTTTCTACTCTCTATTTCTCCCATGACTTACTTATGTTAGTGTCTGATTTCAATAAACCGTTAGTTACAACAGCTAATGCAGCTTCCTCCATTAACTCTGTCATCTTAGTTACCCATACATCTGCGTATTTAATATCACAGATAGTATCAATCTGATCATGTACAGTCATTACCATCTTAACAGGTACATCATTATTACTAAGAAACTCACGTATCTTAATAATAGCAAGCTTGGTCATATCTGCACTACATCCTTGTATTGGTGTGTTCTTGGATGCGCGCTCAATACTACTAAGCTCTTTGATTGATGACTTGTTCTTGGCAATACTTGGGTACCATTCAGGGAACCATCTCTTCCTATTAAATGGAGGGAAGGTCTTGATGTATCCAAATTTCTTCCCATAGTTTCCTAACTTATCTAAGAATGCACCTATTGATGGGAACGCTATAAAGTATTCCTCAATCAATGTTTCAGCATCCTTCAAAGGAATACTCAAAGTATCTGCTAGTTTACTTGGGCCCATACCATAGGCTAACCCAAAGTTAACTGTCTTAACATTTGTTCTAAGTTTCTTATGCTCAGGGCATCTACACTTCTGTTTAGCATCTTGTACAAAATATGCACAATCTTCTTCAGCTGCGGCATACCATTTCTCTCCATAAACTAAGTCAGCACATACCGAGTGTAAATCTTGTCCATTGGTTAAAGCATTCAACCACACAGGGTCTTTACTTCCAAAGGCAATAACATTAAGCTCTTGGCTACTATAATCTGAAGATACGAAGCACCAATCCTTGGGTGCTACGAAACAGTTACGAAACTTATTATTTGCAGGTATCTGTTGCATGTTAGGCTTACTACTACTTACTCTACCAGTATCTAATATCTGATTGAAGTTAGTATGTATCTTACCATCACTTGATACAAACTTAAAGAAGTCCTCTCCATAACTCGTGGATAGTTTCTTCTTCTCCTTGTATTGGATGTACCGATCAATAAGAGGGAACTCCCTTCTATACTTGTACATCTCTTTACCATTCACATTCTCTAATTTAGGTACTAGCTTTCTAAATACAGCTAATACCTGTTTAGGTGAAGTCCATTTAATTAACACATCTCTTAATTCAGATGTGGGTATAAATAGGTCTCCTTGTAAATATGTAGCAACAAACTCATCAAATTGTCTATCAATGATAATCATCTTATCTAAGTTCACACCTATGTCGTGTGCCTCCTTAGTAGACTCCTTGGATAATTCAATCCAGGCATCTCTATCAATATCAAGCCCATTGTATTCAATGTCTGCAAATCCTAATGTTGCTTGGTTCTCTAAATCTACAACTGCTTGTAGCTTCAGCGACTCAACAAAAGGTAATTGCAATTCTCTAATAGCACACAAGTGCTCAACATCTTTCGCTCCGTAAGTTATCTGACTGTCACTAAATGGATTACCTCCAATTGTAGTGAACTGCATCCTTACCTCTTTCTTTAGCTCAATCTTTAAGTATCTTAAACATAGATGTCCTAGACCATATCTAAGGTCTTTACCACATGTT